ATTCATCCACATGATAAAATAACAATTAAATGTGACACATTTAGTAATTGGATTAAAGATAAAAATATCCCAAAAGTAGATTTTATTAAAATAGATGCTGAAGGACACGATACGAACATAATAATGGGTATGTATGAATGGTTAGAAACAACGGGAAATAGACCAATTATACTTTATGAAAGTGCATGGTATCGACACGAAGAAGAAGATGTTCTTAAAATATTAACAGAAAAGTATGGTTATTATTCAATGAAAGATAATAATTTACAATATAATGATACATTGTTTATACACAATGCCGGATTTTGAATATTCAAAATAATTTATTATATTTGAATTATGGATAGTATATTCGGTGGATTAATAGAATTTCCTACAGAAAAAGATTTTGATGAGTTCGTTCAAAAAATGGATGAATCAGACGCACTTTCAATTATTGAAAGGGCTTTGGAATATTCACACAATCAGAACATTTATACTGTTCAAGAAACATATTTTATTTACAAAAGTTTAAAAAAATTAAAAGATGGATTTAACAGCGGAAATACAGAACTTCAACAAAGTTAAGGACATAATCCTATCTAAGTTAGTTCAGGAAAATTTATTGGACCAAAGTGATGCGGATGAATTTAGTGATAGATGCCAAGTTCTTTGTTATAAGGGTAAGTGGTTTAGTAAATGGTTTGATAAGAACATCAAAGCCAAAGATTCAAATGCGGATAAGGAATCATATTACATTAGAATTGTTGAAATGAAAGAAAAAGAAGATGAGGTAGATAGATTACTTCGTAGAACAACAGGAAATTATGACGAATAAAGAACCAAAATATTTAACCGATTTTTTTCTTTATAAAAAGAAATACCACTGGTTTATTATACCAACGATTATATTTTTTTATAGAAAAGATGTATTTTTTGAAACAGGACTATGCACACCCGCAATTGGATTTTCAATTAGATGGTTAACATTTTTTGCGGGTATACAATTTCAAAGAAATGCATATTATAAAAAATGAGTACAGTGTGGACTTTCGGGGATAGCTATACAGCATCTTATAACCCAAAATATATTTGGTCAAATAAATACATAAATTGGAAAGGTTATCAACCAAAGGTACATGCAGATTTCATCGGTGAATTTTTAAATATGGATGTTAAAAATGTTGCAGTTGGTGGAATAGACAATTATACAATCTTTGAATCATTTTGTAAAAACGTCAAACAAATAAAAGAAAATGATATTTTAGTATTTGGTTGGTCGGGATTACATAGATTTAGATTACCAAATAAAAATAGAGAATGGTTCACTGTTTTAATAAACACATTGAGTGAAGAAGAAATAAAGTTAGAAAATATTGATTATTCATATAATACGATTAAAGAAATAATATTAAACAGAGACCACGAGTTATATGTGGATGAAGTAAACTGGTGGATATACATGATTGAACATGTTATGAAACCAAGAAGATGTGTATTTTGGAGTCCTTTTAAACCAACAGGTAAACTTAAAGTTTTAAATTTTGGTGAAATTGAAACAATAAAAACAGAAACAAACGGTTTAATTAACGACACACACTACAGTGAAAACGGACAAAAAAAATTGGCGGAATTAATAATTCAAAACCTAAACGGTAAATTAATATGAATAATATTGATAAACAATATCAAAATTTATTACAAGACATTTTAGATAATGGTATAGAAAAATCAGATAGGACTGGCACGGGAACAACTTCAGTATTCGGTAGACAAATTCGTCATAAAATGAGTGAAGGGTTTCCGTTATTAACTACAAAGAAAATGCATTGGAAGTCAATAGTAACCGAATTACTATGGTTTTTAAGAGGTGAAACTAACATCAAATTCTTATTGGATTATGATTGTCATATTTGGGATGGTGATGCATATAAGAATTATTCAAAACTGTTTACGGATGATTTTCATGGACCTAGATATACGAAAGAACAGTTTATTCAGTTGATAAAAACAAACAAAGAATTTGCAAAAGATTTTGGAGATTTAGGACCAATTTATGGTAAACAATGGAGGAAATGGGAGAAAATTGATTGGAACAAAACAGACATAGATTTAAATTATATAGACCAAATCCAAGACCTAATCAACGATTTAAAAACAAATCCAGATAGTAGAAGATTGATGGTTAATGCTTGGAATGTGGGTGAATTAGATAAAATGGTTTTACCACCTTGTCATTATGGATTTCAAGTTTATACAAGACCAACAACAAGAGAAGAAAAAATAGTTAATCCTGGAAAATATAGAGCAATTTCTTTAATGTGGAATCAACGTTCAGTTGATACATTTTTAGGATTACCATTTAATATTGCATCATATGCATTGTTACTTGAAATTATTGCAAAAGAAGTAGACATGATACCTGATGAATTGATTGGTAATTTAGGTGACACACATCTTTACCTTAATCATATTGAACAAGCTAAAGAACAAATATATAGAACCCCATATGAATTACCAAAAGTTGAAATAACAGAAAGAAATTGGTATATGCATGAAAAAGTGAAAGAACATTTAGGTGAAAAAACTTTAGATGAAAAATTAAAAAGTTATAGACCCGATTGTTTTGAATTGGTGGGGTATGAATCACATCCTAAAATTAAAGCACCATTAAGTAACTAATGAAAAATATATTAATTATAATTCCATTGGTTTTTATTTCATTAATAACCAATGGACAAACTACATTAAAATTTGAAGAAGGGGTTTTTACCGAAGACACAATTCTAAATCAATTTATAATAAAATGGTTGGGGAAACCGTATAAATTAGGTGGTAAAACAGAAAAAGGTATTGACTGTTCCCAATTTAATAAGAGATTATACTTAGATGTTTATAAGATTGAACTTGAAAATGTTTGTTATAAACAATGGAATCAAACAGAAAGAATTAAAAAAGATAGTTTACAGGTTGGTGATTTGGTTTTCTTTCGTAGTAAAGTGTCACCATCTGGTTGGCATTGTGGCTGTTACATAGGAAATACCTATTTTGTCCATTCAGCAAACAGATACGAGGGAGTCAAAGTAAGTAGTCTTATTGAACCCCGGTATATTAAAAATTTTAAGGGTGGAGGAAGAATAAATTAGCGACCCTGACCTCTGTATTTTTTCGGTTTTTGGTCTTTAGGTCCGAAAGATTTTCTTGATTTACCTTTACCACTTTTCTTACCGAAAGTTATTTTTCTTGAGTCACCCGTGCTTTTACCTTTAGCCATAATATATATTTTTTTATAAATACATATATCTTAACTTTTTTTATTATTTTTGTAATAACAAAACTTATTCTAAAATGGTAGACATATTAACTCAAAAATTTTCCTATGCACTTATAACCCCTTTTAAGGATTATTGTCTAATTTCAGATGAGAAAAGATTACGGAGACAGTTTAACGATTCTTTGGATTTATTGGATGAAGAGGATACCGATGTATTTTCAATCAAATCAATTACGAGAGACCTCAACATTAACAAAAAAGGGAAAATTTTTACGTTACCTAAAAAAAAGAAAAAGAAAGTACATTATCTAACCAGTAATGAAGATGTACAGGAAAGAATGTCTTTTGAATATCTATATCGTGAAAAGAACGGTGGAAATACTTTTGAAACAACTAAAGATAGACACATTAAAAATCATTATGGTAAACCACTTTCTGAGATTGTTCTATATACACTTGAAAGATCAATACGATTACATGGAGATAAACTAACCATAAAACTTTATGTTCAAACAAAAACCAGAGGGTTTAATTGCATCTATTTCAGAAAAAGATACGATGTTCAATCGTTAACAATAAACTTGAAAACGGGAAACTTTACCACGTGTATTATAGGTAAAACCAGTAAAACCAACGCCACACAATTCAGGACCAATTCGTTCAGAATGTTGAAAATGATTACGACCGGTCGTTCATTTTTTGAACCTAAGAACTATGTTAATACAAATTCAAGAGTGTACAACGAATTTAAAAAAGTATTCGACGACTATGAGTTTACAAAGAATATACAAAAGTCATTAGGAATGATTGGGTGTGCATCATACTCATCTAATACCGATGTATTCTTAAATGATTTCACACAAAAGTTTATAGAACTTAAAAAAATAAAGGTACCAAACGGAGATGTGGTGTTTTGGATTAATAACTTTTACCCAACAGAAAAATTTCTCAAAAAGAACGATAGGAAATTAATAGCATCTATTTTGGATATGTTTGGAATTAAATCCAAATACACAATTAAAATTTTACATGAATATCCAAATATTGATTTGATTGGTTTGGTTAGATTTTGTAAGTATTTTGGTAATGATTACACAAAATATATTGCAAATTTGAACCCCGTTGTTTTTGAAAATTCATATCTTAAAAAAAATAGTAATGTGGATTACAACACCAATAAATTCCAATTAATCCATAATACAAATAATAACCCACTGTTATTAGATATTGAAAAGGAGAATTTAATTAAGATTGCAAATTCACAAAATTATAGGTCAGATGGAATATTATCTGATAGATTTATTCAGTTATTTGATGACCATTTTAGAATGATAAACACCGTTAGAGAATATGATGCTGACGTTTATATGAAAGCAAAAACATTCGATGAATTTTCTGTTGAACATACAGATTTATCAAAGATTATAACCGCCATCAATAAAGGTTGGGTGATTGAATATAAGTTTAGTGAGAAGATGATTGAGGATATTGAAAAACCAATACCATTGAAAATAAATTTACCAAACTATGGTGATACCGGTGTTTCTTTTTATCCTATGATATTGAAAAGAGAGGAAGAATATGTTGAGGAGGGTAAATTTATGCATCATTGTGTTGCAACTTATGCCGATAAAGAAAAGTCTATTATTATTTCTTTAAGAACAGAAGATTCTATGGATAGAGTAACGTGTGAGTTTGATTGTCAAAACGGTCAACTATTACAAGCAAGACATTTTTGTAATAAACAACCACCTGTGGATATGGAATATGTGATAGATAATGAATTGTCACAAAAAGTAAAAAAATACGCACGACTTGGATTATTACATGCATCTGAAAAACTTAAAGTACCGGTAAAAATAAACGGTGTCGAGATTACAAAAAAAGAGCCCACTAAATTATTTGGAATAGATTTTATGGATTTAGTCTAAATAAAAAACCATATACATTGTAAATTAATCCACATATATTTTATATGTGGATTTATTATTTAGACACTTTCAAAATAAGAAAGACAAAAAAGGACCGGCCGAATCAATATGTGAATTAAAATTATTTGGTGATGATAACACACTTATAATGTCAAATGATTTCGAGTTGGATTATCATAGATATGGAGCAAGAAAACATGTAACATTTTCCCACCAACTTACAATTAATTTAATCAATGGTGATATAATTGTTTCATATAAAATTGTAAATGACAATTTAACAGAAGACAAATATCTTAAGTCATCACAAAAATCAAAAAGAAACAATTTTAGGTTGTTATATGAAATGATTGATAATGGGTTTTATAGGGGAGAAAAAAGATTAAACTATTGGGGAGTCAAGTATGAAAGAGCAATCACAGAAATAAGTTTAATTATGACTAACAAATTAAAATCTAAATTTAAATATGATTTTTATTTAAATAAATCATATAAAGAGAAACCAGCAGTCAATGAATTGTTTGATATGATTGTTGATTTTCATCTCTCACAAAAAAATATAAAGGGCCACAATAATGTTTACTACGATATTCAAGATGTCTACCCAAGTAAAAAGTTTTTGATTAGGAATGATAATAAATTTCTACCGGCGGTTTTAGACTCTTTAGGTATTAAATCTAAATTTTTAATAAAAGAATTAAACACATCTGATATACCTTTAAACATAAACGCAATAAACTATTTGTGTAAATTGTTTGGTAAGAATCATTTAGATTATATAAAAAGAATAGATTGGAAACAACATTGTTCAGATATATACCCACCCAATTTAAAAATTGATGAATTAAGAAATGAATTTGAGAAGAGTAGTTTTGTAAAGTTGATTAATAGTTGGAACAAAACCAATATCAACCTTGATCCTATTTTTATATCAATCAATAAACTATTGAAGTACAGAAAAGAAGTTGAGTTAAATGGAATCGAAATAAAATTAACACCAAAAAATGATAACCAATTCAATAATTTAATTGAAACATTAAATAATTTAAAACTTTACTATAAGAGAGGATATAAATTAAAATACACACATCCAGTTGAATTTTTAAATGACATAGAAACGAACATTCAAATTGATGGAATGACGTATAATATCAAAGTATTATCAACAGAAGAAGATTTTATATACGAAGGATATAACATGAAAAATTGTATGTCTAAACAATTTACTAATGGGGTTCTCTATGTGTACCTTTCCGCACAATTCAATACCAAAAAAATCAATTTACAATATAGAAAAGGACAACTTGTACAGTCTTATGGTAAGTCAAACACACCCACACCTAGTATATTCCAACCACTTATTGATATATTAAATGAAAAATTTAAAGATTATAAAGAACTTAAGTGGACAAAAGAAAAATATGATTTCTTAAATAATTGATTATTAATTAATAATAATTTTTTTAAAAATGTTTTTGGATTTTAAAAAATATTAGTAAATTTGTTCTAACAAAACAAAACTTACTAGCATGAAATTCATTACTCTTTGTAGTGGTATCGAAGCCGCGTCCGTTGCGTGGAAACCACTCGGTTGGGAGTGTGTAGGTGTATGTGATTTCGCCTCATTCCCACAACAAGTACTTAAACATCACTATCCTGATGTTCCTTTATTTCCAAACATGTTAAACATTTTAGAAGATGAAAAATTTAAAAAACTCAAAGCGAAAGTTATTGCAGCAGGTACACCCTGCCAAGCTTGGTCAGATGCCGGACTCGGAAATGGAATGGATGATGAACGTGCTCAACTTGCCATCACATTTGGAAACATTCTTGACTCAAAACGTCCAACCTATTTCATCTGGGAAAATGTCCCTGGTGTTTTCAAAGAAGAACTCAAAGAAGACCTCTCACAAGTCTTATCAAACTTTACGGGTACTGACATCAGGCCTGAAGATCTCCAAGAAGGAGGAGGAATCTTTATTGGAAAAAAATACTCAATCGCTTACAGGATTTTCGACTCAAGATATTTTGGAGTACCCCAGCGTCGTCGTAGAATCGTCGTTGTCGGATATCGTGGAACCAACTGGAGAGTCCCTGTTGCCATATTATTTAACGAAGGAGGATTTGGTAGCGTTAAAGGAGAGAATAAAAAAAAGAGGGATGAACTCACCAAAAATATTCTCGGAGAAATTAAACTCGCTGGTACGGTAACTAAATCTTATTCGAAAACTTTGACGGATGGATTTGGTAAAATCTCGACTTCGAATTATTGGGTAGATGATTTGGGAATTAGACAATTTACAGAAAAAGAACTATGTAGGTTACAAGGTTTTCCTGATGATTATTTTGATTTTGAAATAAATGGTAAGAAACCATCATATTCAAGTGTTAAAGGTGGTATTGGTAATTCATGGTCAGTACCTCTTTTCCGTTATCTCGGAGAAAGGATACAATTTGTGGATGATTATTTGGAATCTCAAAAAAATTTAGTATATTAATCATTATGCAACCAAAAGAATCAAAAACAAGTAGACATTTTTGGGTGAGTCTATTCAAAAGTGTTTTAAGAATTGGGGCTTGTTACTTTTTATTTAACGAGCAATTCGGTAGTAGTGCAATCCTTTTAGGACTTGCTGAAATATTAGGAATAGTCGAAGAACTTTAAAAAAATTAAAATGAAAACCTTTAAAGATTTACAGTTTGAATCAATGTCCGACACATTTTACAATGGTGTCAAAACACGAATTCATTTTGAAAATGGATTCGGAGCATCAGTAGTTAAACATGATTTTTCTTACGGTGGTAAAAGTGGTTTATATGAACTTGCGGTATTATTTGATGATGAGATTCATTATGATAATCCGGTTGCGGCTGGAGATGTTAGGGGGTACCTATCTGAGGAGGAAGTATCAGAATTATTAATTGAAATACAAAATTTATGAAAGAATTAGTAAAAGATTTAAAAACACTCATTGTTAAACACAAATGGACAATCTTATGTGTTATAGTTGTCTCATACTTTGTAATTGAATGGTCAGATATAAAGAGTGGGTTTATTGATGGGTGGTTAAACAAGTAAAATAAAAGTTATGAAAATTATAACACAGATTAAATTTTATTTGGTGGTAGTTACGATTGCTTTTTTAGCACTTTTAGTGAGTTATCTAAAATTAAAAGATGACTTGATGAAATGTCAAACCGATAATGGTTTTTTACCAGGAGGAGATATTCAAAAGGCAGAACTAGAATCGAGAATAGATAGTTTACAAAGTGAAATGTTTGTAAAAGAAATTCAAATAGGTTCTTATGAAGTAATGTGGGGAATATTGGAAGAAGTTAATAAACCGCTTGCGGATTCAATAAATTTACAAGTTGAATAAAATACTATTATGTCAGATGATGAATTAAAAGAACACATAAATGGTGAATTAAATTTTGGTGGTTTTAACCAAAATCAATATGCCGATATTAAAACAAGTACACTTGTTACTCTTTATGAACAATTAATTGTTTATTCTGAGGATGGACCACAATCACTATCAGTTAAGATTACGGCCGATTTTGATGAGATACCAAGAAAATATCATGAGATATTTTTAAATGTTTTGACTGCAAAATATCTCAATAAAGTTTCTTTTGGTACAAATCCATTCTCGGAATGTAAACCAGTCAAAAAAAGAAAATGGTGGCAGTTTTGGAAAACGAAATATTTCACAACATAAAAATTAATTATGAAATTTTTTCTTTTATTTCTGTTTGTTGTAACCGTATGGATGGGATACGAAATTTGGAGAGCACCCTTAATGGAGGAAACCGAAGATGGAAAATTAATAACCAGAAGACCCACTAAAAAATTAAGTGATTTATGGCGAAAGCGAAAATAGAATTTGACTTAAATGACCCCGATGATAAGATGGCACATTTTCGTGCTGTTAAATCGTTGGATATGGCTGGTGCATTATGGGATATTACTCACAACACTAAG